CCGCCAGCAGCAAGTTTTGTTGCTCGACGTTCCGCAACCCTTTCTAATTGACCGGGCAATGCGGTTTGCTGTCGAGCCAAAGTATTAATACCGTTATCCAGATTAAGAAGAGTCTTTTCTGTTTTTTCCAATGAATTACGATATTGAACTACAGAGTTTCTAACTTCTGGAACCGCAGACATAAAATCTCTGTTTTGTGTTAACCAAAGATTTATTTGTCTTGATGTAGTTTTAGAGCTAATTTCGTTTGCCACATAATCTTTGGCCGCAGATAAAGCAAACTCTTTTTCACCAACCAAAGAAATTAACGAATTAAAAGACTTTGGACTTTTAAAAAAATATGATGGTATAGATGCAGGATCAGATTTAAGTTGATCTAAATCACCAGGATCTCTACCGGCAATCTTTCTGCCGTATTGTGAATTGAAAACTTCTAAGCCCTCTTTTGATAAGGCATAGTTATCGAGCAACTCAGATTGTTTTTCACCTGCATACATTTTTTGAATATTAGAGAGCTTTCCGTAATATTCCCTAGCAGTAGCAGCGTCTATAGCGGCATAACCATCTGGCGGATTTCCTCTAAATACTTCTCCTAACAAACGCCTAGCATCATCTATTGCCTGAAACGATACATAAGAACCTTTTTCTGTTGGCTTTCCATCTTTGTCCGTAGGAATTTTAATGTTATCTAAAATCCGTTGAAATGAATTAGAAACATCACTAGACCTAACCCCTGGCCTTGTGTTTTTCTTTAAATCACTTACCAACGATTTATATTCAGGCAAAGAATTAACAAATACTCCAGCAGATTCTTTATCCGATACAGATTTATCTACAAGAACTTTTGTTTCATTGTATTTATTTGCGGCGGCAGTTCGTTCTGCGGTTTGTCTTGCCACAGATATATTTTGAAGATCAGAGCCAATTTCAGAAATATCTCTTGGATTACCAATGGAAGTTAATGCTTCTTTTGATTTATCAACAATGTTATTTTTTAATGATGTCAAATATGAAATTGCATCAGATCTTCCTTTAACGCCACCTTTTGCTGTACTAATAGCATCATTTATCTCTGCTTTTGCAGCTTCGTTTGCGCCATCTAACGCCTTAAATGATTCCGTATATAAATCGCCTGATCTTAATTTTGCATCAGCCTTTATTTTCTCAGCGCCTTTAGTTAAAACGGGAGCTATTTGCTCTAGTGCTTCGCCGGGCTTTTTACTTCCAGTAAGCTCGGCAGAAAGAGATGAGAAATATGCCCTTTGTTCATCTGTTAACGGCTTTCCGGTTTTTTGTTCAAGCTCTAAAGCCGCTGCATTAATAGCAGGAACAATTTGATCTGCGCGAATTCCACCAGAAAGTCCTTGTGCGCCAACAAGCAATCTTGCACTTCTTCCTAATGCAACATATGCAAGCCTTGCAAACTCTGGGGTAACTCCGCCAGCAATAAATCTAACTGCTTCGGCGGCTACAGGGCCAGCGCCATATCCTTCTGCAAATTTACCGGCAGTCTCTGATATTAATCCGCCAATTAATCCAGTACTTGCTCTTGCTTTAGCGGGTACATTTCCGGCGGCCTCGCCTGCATATTTCAATCCCATGCCAGTAACACGCGCTCCTGGAAATGGAATTGATGACAATATCTCGCCAGCGCCTTTCAATAAATATGGTGCAGCAACTCCACCAACAGCGCCAAGAACACCTGCCCCACCAACATCAACACCAAACTTTTCAATTGGAACCTCACGCTGAGGAGCTTGTGGTTTCTGAATGCCGGTTACGGCACCGCCCTCTGTAGAAGAAAATAATTCCCGTGCATTTGAAATAATTTCTTCATCAGAAGCTCCAGTAGGGCCAATAATTTCCCTAACATTCCCTTGAGGATCTTGTACTCTATAAACTTGTTCTGCCATTTTATTAATTCCTATTTAACTATACGCCAGCCTGTTGATGGAAGCTGAACCTCTAGCGGAATATTTGTTTTTATGCCCTTAACTTTTTTGTTATGCAAAATAATTGAATTTGTTGCGGCTCTTTCATTAATATCTATAATTCTTTTAAGTGAATCTTTATCCATTCTTACATTACCGCCAGCAGCTTTTAAAGCATATTCTCGATCGCCATCAGATAATCCAGTTCCAGCACCAAATGATTTAATAATTGCTGCTGTTTGTTTTGCCATTAATGCGCCATATGCTTGAGTATTGGCAACAGAATCAGTATCCAATTTAACTCCAGCAGATTGCAACAAAGAGCCGAATTGAGCCTGGAAGTCGGCTGTAGGGCCGGTGAATATTGGCTGAGAAAGTATTTTTTTTGCTTCAGACATTGTTTGCAATGAAATTGATGAGGTCTCGGCAATTTCCTTACTTTCAAGAATTCCTTTAGCTTGACCTTTACCTAATTCTTTTTCAAATTCTTTTTCTTGAGCAGGCATAGTAACGCTAAGTGATTGTTTCGGTCCCCTAGTAGTAAGGATGGTAATCCTTCCCTGCAGAGAATCGTATCTTTGCTTGTCTTTTACAGGATCTAATGAACCCAGTTCATCCAAGAGTTTTTGTAATTCAGATCGTGACTCTGGTTTTTCAGGTTTTACTAACTGCGAAAGTTGAGCATCAATATTAGATAATGCAGCAGTTTTTTCTTCAGAATCAGGTAATGCTGCAATTTGATTACGATTATTCCGTAAAGTAGCAACATATTGTGCTTCTTGAATATTCGTTGGAATTGCAGTTTGTTTTTCTCTTGTGGCTGCTGCAATATCTTTTAAAGTACTAGCTTGTTTAGCAGAAAGAGTAGACGCTTCTCTGGCTAACGCTGCAGCAAAAGCAGCATTTCCCATGCCTGATGCAGTCCTAGCGCCCTCGGCAATGGATTCAGGATTACTAAAATCAACATTTCGCAGAATCTGCTGCTGTTGAGCAATCATCTTTAACTGAGGATCTTCTACACCAAGCAACGACCCAACTCCGCGACCTAATTGCTGACCGGCTTGATACATCCCATAAGCGGCACGATCAATAGGCTCTAGTTGAGCAAACCGCAATGCTTCAGCACGCTCTCGTTGCCTTTGATCCTGCTGATACATCTCAGGAGTTAAACCAAACAAACCACCTACGATTGATTCTGCCATGATTATTCCTTAGAAATTCGAGGCACCGTATTCATCAAATGTGGGAATGTAAGGCGCGGTCATAGTCCCGCCGCCACCAAATAATCCACCAAAATAATCACCTAATTGATTCGCACCTTGTTGAACGTACGGACTTTGCGCTAAAGAACTAAGTAACGTACCGGTAGGACTGTAGCTCATTGGCCCTTGCAATGCTTTTGCGGCATTGGAGCCGCCTTGAAACAGTGCATTTGCGCCGGTAGGATTTGCAATGCGACCACCTAATGCCGAACCCAATGTAAGCGGCTCCATGCCAAGGTTTTCAACCTGTCCAGCGACTCCAAGACCCGAAGTAAACGGAGCATAAGCGTTAGAAAGCCCCGCGCCGTATCCACCTAACAGACCGGCACCAGTGCCAAACAGACCGGCACCAAACGCTGTCTGCTGTTGACCCGCTTGCATTCCTTGAGCCGCCAATGCAGCGTCTTGTTGAGCTAGTGCGTTGTAGTATGCCTCCATCTCTGGAGAGGCGGCACCAAGCCCGGCTGCGCCACTAGGACGCGCTCCTGTGGCCCCTACAGCTAATCCACCTCTACCAGTCTGGAATAACTGGTTTTGCAGTTGAGAAAACTGTCTTTCTCTAGAAGGGGCGAGAAGTTCTTGCTGCTGTGCAATATACCTAGCGGCAGCTTGTTCTGGACTTTGAGCCATATATTGCTGACCCAAATTAAACAGTCCGGTAGCAGCTCCTTTTAAGGGATCGTAAAGACCTGGCGCTTGTTCGGCAAAGTTAAGACCCATGCCAGTAAGGGCCATAATCCTATCTTGATAGGCTTTAAGCTCTGGAGAGACTGTATATCCAGCAGAAGATAATCGTCCAGTTTTAGGATCATACCCAAAATTAGACTGACCAAACCTAGTTGTAATCCCAATAGGTCGGAACCGCGCTTCTTCAGCGGCGATCTTTGCGGCTGCAATTTGAGCAGCAGCAGAAGTATTAGCTGCCGCTACAGCATCATCCCCCTGCTGTTCTGCGCCAATAAACCCTAATACGGAGCTGACAAGACTTCCCATAATTTATCTCCAGAGATACAGCTTTCTATTTATTCCATCTAAACATTTGTGATTCTCTAATACCTTAAAACCTGTTATCAAAGACCATTTGTGCATCTTTTCATCATCTATAAACGGCATTGCGTATATATCTTGTTTTTGTTTTCTAGCCCAATGAAGCCAGTCTTTAGCAAACTCTTTCTTAATACTTTTTGTCCATTTAAATACATCCATGTGGACAAACAATAAACCATTTACGTCTTCTGTGTAGATAATGTAATCATCAGTTGTAATTACAGGTATTTTCAAGCCTTCTGCTTTTATCATCACAGTGATTAACAATAATTTAGAGTCCTAGTGCTTTAAGTTCATCAAGAGAGGTTAGCGCGTCTACTTGCTTCGTAATATCCCGAAGGCGCTGCTTTTCGGAAACAATCGCTGCTGTGCTTGCGCCGAGCTCAAGTTTATAAACTTGCTGCCAGTGTGAATAATTCGTCAATTTGCTGTTCTGTAAGATTAAGTTGAGCAGAAATTGCTTGAACTAAAGCATTATTTCTTTTTACTTCTGTTGCGTATTGCCATTCAATTTTTGCTGCTTCACCTGCTTGGTCAATTGCAGTATTGATAGAATTCAAAAGATTTTGCTGTAACAAGGCAAGTTTAGCCTGACGCATAGTCACAACATTAGGAATCACCGGTGGCGGGGCAACGTATGGAGCAATCGGGCCAAAATCACCTGCAATAGCGCAAGCAAAAATCTCTTTGCCGTGTTTTTCGACATCGTTTGCTATTGCGCGGAATGGCACAAATTCTTCTGGCAGATGTTCAAAATTGCACTCCACAACGACAGAAGTATTTTCGGCGTTACCCCATACAGGATTTTTCGCTTCCACAAGTTTAATACTCATCATGAAATCCTTTGAAACATAGAAACAGACATTGGACTTACGTCAGCAGTAACACCGCCCACGTTTCGCCAAGTGCCTGCGAGGGTAGATGAAAATGTTGGTAGGGCTGTATCAGTAACAACTTGAAGCGCCGCAGTTGTTGCCCCGGCTGCGGTTGTTCCTGTAGCTGGCGCTCCCAATGCAAACGAACCGACACCTAAATTACCAACATCAGTAGAAACCCCGCCGGTAACAGTGCTTGCAATCGTAATTGAGCCAGTGCTATTAGTAACTGAGATACCTGTTCCGGCAGTTAATGTAGCTTTGGTAAGAGTATTGCCAGTCGTGTTGCCGATTAACAGTTGACCGTTTGTATAGGTCGTGTCGCCAGTGCCGCCATTTGCGACAGGTAATGTTCCGGTTACATTGGTAGCGGCATTAACAAATGTAGTTAATGTTGTTCCTGTCCCCCCGTTCGCAACAGGGAGGGTGCCGGTCACACCTGTGGTCAGGGGCAAGCCTGTGGCGTTGGTAAGTGTGGCGCTTGCGGGTGTGCCTAGAATTGCGCCGGTGCCTAGCGTTGCTACCCCCGTTACACCTAGAGTGCTTGACAACGTCGTCGCACCCGTTACACCCAGAGTTGTGCCAATCGTAGCCGCGCCGGTAATGTTTGCGGTAGGAATTGTAATTGTTCCCGTAAACGTAGGACTAGCTAAGTCAGCCTTAGTCGCAACCGCAACCGCGATGTTGACAAACTCGGTGTTGATCTCTGTGCCTTTGACAATCTTCAGCGGATCGCCAGAAACAAGCGCGTCTTTAGTGGCGAAATTTGTGCTTTGTACATAATTAGACAAAATCAATCTCCTTGTTTCTGGCGGAAACTCATACTGTTTTCCCGTTCTTTGATTGAATCTCAATGCGCTGAATAGATATTGCAGCGCCGTTAATATCAGCCTCATAACCTGTCTGCACGATTTTACCGCTTCCGCTTGCTGGAACGCTTAAAGTCTGCATAGAAATACCGTTTGCGTATTCAGCTACTACGGTAGCATTTGACCCGTATTCCGCAATATTGTATTGACTTATTTTATTCGTTTTTATTAAAGCGTTAGCTGACAAATAGTTTGATGTGAAATCAAATGCCCACTTCATCGTCAAGGTTTGATTGGTGCCACCGATTACTACTACCTTAAGCCGCTTAAGCAGTGAAGTTACATTTGCGTCGCCTAAATCAGCATGATTGGTGTAATACTGAAGACGATATGTCAGCGTATCGTCGTTTGTTCCTGTGTATTTTGCAATATAACCAGTTTTGCCAAGCAACAAATCGCCATTTCGACGAGACAATAGCGCAGATGGTTCAATTGAATTCCATATCGTTACCCTTAAAGAGCCATCTTGTAACTGGAGGCGAGTGTCAAAACAAAACACCTGCTTTGCCAGCGGCAGAACGAGAAGATAAAACGCCTCGGTTTCAGAATAAATCGACCTGATGTTTGCCAGCGTTTCACCGGAAAGGCTGTTCATCAGGTCACTACGTACGTTCTTTGACAAGTCGCCAATCGGAACAGACTTTTCAATCACAGTTCGAGCAAATGACCTCAAACCTGAATTGGACAAAAACAAAACGTCCTTTCCGGTGTTTTGGATGGAGTCTCTTGAAATGCAACCAATACCTGAAACGGTATCTGCCAGCGTTATCGTTGATGGTGTAGTCGCACCTGAATAGATAAGAATCTGGCGCTGTCCGAAGATAACCAGGAAATTGTTGTGCGCCGCCAAACCAGTAATGTTATCTGCACCGTTCGGCCAAACTTGATTGATGTTCAATGAACCTGAAGTACCGCCAGTCCAAACATGGCCGGAAAGCAGATCGGAGAAAAAGACAGTTGTGTTGTCTGTAAGAGTATCTGCCACCCATAAGCGACCATAAGCACTGATTACAATGTTCCCACTAGGAACGGTTCCTGCATAACCTGTTTTCTCACTTACCCTGCGAAATGTCGTGGTGCTAACAGCGGGGTCATAGATCAGTGGGTCATGATTGGCTTGAAAAAAGTAAGTGATGCCATTTAACGATGCACAGGCCCAATTGTTTGCAGTAATAGTTGGGGCAGTTCCGCCTCCTCCGTAGGTCAATTCGACCACGGCGTTTACACTATCCAGTTTAAATAGTTTATTGTTCCCGGAAAACAGAACGGTCAGAGTGCCATCGGTTTCAACTAGCTCATGGATTACGCCAGGGTTGTTAGCTCCAAGATTACCGGATGATGAGTTCACCCTAGACCATCCATTACGTGAACCAATGCGCCCAAACTGGTCAATAACGCAATTTGTTGCAATCAAAGCATATCCTGCCGCCAAATCTAGGGGCGAGTCCTGCGTGTTCAGACCCAAAAATCCTGGGGCTGAAATGCTGGCGGTTTGGAGTGGCTCGCTCATATTGCTATGAATTCTTGATTTTCAGGGTAGCGCGTACCTTCCAGCGCAATCTGGTCGGCAAGCATACCTCTGTAAAGCTGATACGCCTCGGACGAGTTAAGACCGCCATCCTCACCGCGCTCGACCAGCGCCCTTGCGTAAGCGTTCTGCACAACCAAAGAATCAGAAACAAGGACAGAAGTAGAATCAGCAGCCAGCGTTGCCTGCGGCACAGTAAGCGAAAAAGGGATGCTGTAGACACCATCAGGGCGAGGATAAAGCACTACTTTAGTGTCCCCGTTAGCATCTACGCCATCAAATGCGTAAAAAGCAGGAATCCCGTTTGTTGTGGGAACAAGATTTTGATAGCGGTTCATCTCGACAAAACTGATGTTTTGCAGCCCAACATTCGAGGTGACATTGATTGCGTCCTGAACCTGAAACTTCTGACCTGCACCCGTCAAGGAATAGACGTAAGTTGAAGCCACTGTAGTAATAGTGACGGTAGTTCCTAACGCGTTCCAGCTAAAAGAGTCCTCAATCTGGCGCTTTGCATCGTTGACGAAAAGGCCAATCAGGGTCGAATAAGTCGTTTCGTTGTTAGTAGATACTTGCGTTTCGCGCAATCGAATCAAGACGTTATTGATAAGCTGGAGATAGGTCATTTCTTGTTCCTTGCACTAATTGCCTTGGCCTTGGCTTTTGCATCTGCTTTGCTACTAGCCCCCCATGCCTTTAAACTCAACAGAAGTCTGGTTGGTTCACCATTCTTGTACTCTGGGCCTGGATTTCCAGCCATTCTAGCTAAAAATGATGCCCTGCGTGGGTTGTCACCAGATTTCACCGGCGCTTTGATGTCTTGACCAGCAGCTTTCAGGCTTGCCCGGCCAGCAGCATTAAGTCCACCCTTAGGATTCTGTCCTTCCTTGCGCTGCCATGCCGGGGTTTTCATCTGTAAACCTTTAGCGCTTTTCTTGCGCTCCACTCACCAGGATCGCCGCCTTTAGTGCCTGCCTTAATCTTTTCAAACAAAGCCTTCCGCATAGTCGGCTTGGTGTAGTTTCCGGCTTCGTTGACTTTGCTTTTCATACCAACTCAGTAACAGAAAATGTTGAGGTAGTCACCGCAGCATCTTTGATAACGGCAATCTTTTGACCAGGACTTACCCGAACAATCTCAGAAAAGTTACTTGGCATCATTGGCGACGTTGTAATACTTGCAGTTGGATTAGTGCCAATTTGAAAATGGCAATGTCCCGATGAGCAAGATAAACGAACCATCGTTGTAGACTCACCAAATGCCGTTGATTGAACACTAGAAGTTGTGACAGTAAATACCTGCGTTACGCCCAAGCTCGGAACGCCAAGCGCAACTTGGTTAGGATCAAGTTGAAAGGTTGACATTACTTGCCTCGCTTAGATTTAGTTGCTACGTTTTTGGCTGTCCGAGATCCACGAACCGGCATAGCTTTTGGTTTTCCAATAGCCACCATAATAGTCAATGGCATAGATTTTTTCTTCGACATTTTCGGTGCTTTACCATACATAGCATTGACTCCTAAATTTTGAATTTACGCGGTCTTCCCCTATGTTTAGCAGGGGCAATCATTGGCAAAGGCTTTATTTCTGGAACTTCTGGATTCTCATTGACTACATCAACCCTTACGTATCCAGCATGACCGCGCATCGAATCAATATCATGCGGTTGCGTAAAAGTTACTGTATTACCTGATTGCAAACAGCGAAATGTTGCCATAATTAACCTAAAAAGGGGGCCGAAGCCCCCTGTTTAAACGATGCGAGCAATAACTAATTTTACAGTCGTTGATGCTAAATCAACCGGGCCGCCAGTAGTGTTGGTTGTTGCGATAGTGACAGTGTTTGCAGCGGAAACATAGGCGCGGCGAACAAGCCCCGCCTCACTAACGCCAGCAGACATGGCAATAACCACGTCTCCCAAAACAACACCAGGAACGGCTACGGTGTCAGTTCCAGCGCCTTGATCTGCTACTGAAGCAGAATTCAAGGTACAAGTCACAGCCCACGTGTCGCTAAAGACACCGCGGAATTGGTCGTTGCCCTGTCGAGCAGTAATTGCAGTTGCAGCAGCCATAATTTAACTCCTTGAAAGAATGCCCCCCCATTTCTGAGGGGGGTTGGTTATGGATTAGGCCGGAACAACCAGAGCAAACAGCGAAGCAGACTTAGCCGCGCCGACGGTGGCTGCATTACGCAAGCCTGCAACACCGTACAGCGTGTCACTGGTAAACAGCGTCGAGAGGTAGTCTTGCTTGTACTGGATCTGCGACCGGATACCGATTTGCTCAACCAGCACCATCGAATCACGGTGGCCCATCAAGCATACCCGCGCAGCAGCCGAACCAGAGGTCGTGTCTGCGTTGCTGGTCGTAAAGACCGGAATGCCGTACAGGTTGCCGATTTCGCCGTTGCGGATCGCGTTGCCATTCCCAACAAACGCTTGCTCAGTGTAACGGGCAAGACCCATCAGCGTGTTACGGCTGGACGGGGGGATGACAAAGAAACGCTGATCCATTGCGGTATCGTTATCGTCAAGACGCTGAATAGTGCGACGAATGGCCGCATCAGTCAGTGCGCTTTCGTTGTTACTGCCGGCGACGTAAGCGGTCGTGCCATCACCACCGATGAAAGCGCCAGTGGCATATGCGTTGGTGCCAGCGCCGCCGTTGGACGAACGACCCAGGTGAATCAGGTCGGTATCTACGGCGCGGCTCAGAGCGTAACCAGCGTCAGCAGTGTAGAACTGGCGCATAGAGGCCAGTGCTTGTGCTTCCGTGATGTCCTCAATGAAACGGCTGTATTCAAAGTGGCGATTGATGGAAACTTGCACTTCTGACTCGGTATCAGCAATCAGGGTGACTGCGGTAGACGAGGCTTTAAGCGAAGCAGAACCACGGGTCGGTGCCGGGATGTGGATCACATCGCCTTTTTTGCCCTTGAAATTCATCTTCATAACCAGATTCGCCATCACAAGATTTTTCTTGTAGGCGGCGATGATCTCGTCAGACCAAATCTCCGGGATAAAGGTTGCTGCGGTGGTATTGGTTACTTGCGGGGTAGGATAAGCCATTTTAATTCTCCAAAAAAGGGTAGGTTATTTAACCCTGCCTTCAGCGTATGCTGCGAGTATTTCATCGTTCAGCGTCTCGTATCTGGCAGGATCGTTCATTTTGAGCCGAATCAGGTCTGCCCTGCGGTAAACCCTTTTGCTACTCTCGCCACTTCCACCCGTATCGACTTGTGCGGCTTTCATGCTCTTGGCCCTAGTAGCGTCAGACGCTTTTTCGGACTGTTGAACCTTTACGCCACGCAATTCCTTGTAAGTGGACAGCAATTCATGCGCCGAATCGTAATCAAATTCCCCATCAGCCCTAGCATACAGTCCCAGTCGAATGGGCGAGGATTTCACCCAGTCCTGGAACCCTGTTTCATTCACAATCTGACTGAAATCAGGATGCTCTTTTGATAGCTTCTGTTGAATCTGCATCTTTTTGAAATCTTGCCCGGCTTGCCTAGCAGCAAGAACGTCTGGATGCTTGTCGATTGTTGCCTGAACTGCCTTTTGCGGATTCTCAAAAAAGTCTACTTCCGGCTCTACTTCTGTAGGTTGTTGCTTAGAACTGAGGTTTTGCTTGAGCAACTCATCAGCCAATTTGCGGACTTCATCAAATTCCTGACCCTGCCTCCCAATCTGCTTTTCAGCTTCTTGGTGCATTTTCACAATTTCCTCTAGGCTTTTATCCTGATATTTCGCAGGAAGCTCAGGTTTTTCGGAAATCTCAGGTTTTTGCTCCTCGACTTCAAGCTCACTTAGCGCCTCTGGTTCATTATCAATCAACATACTGTTTTACCTTTTTAGTAGGAGAATAACTCGGCAAATTTGCTTATGAGTTAAATTCTTTATCCCGACTTGCGGGTTTCAAAATAACGCTCACGCGTTAGCCTTACGTTCTGCTTTTAGCTTTTCACGATGAATTCGGTCAAATCTGCCATGAGCAGAGGGAAAATGACCAGACCACCCTTCCAGGCTAATAGCTGCTGCACTTATGATACGCCGAGATTTCCCGCCGCACCAGCAAGGCAAATCAGTGACTTCGTAAGCCACTAAACTCTCTGTTAAATGTCCGTTTTCACAGACAAATTCATACATTCTTCTCATTCAACTCCTCGTATGCCTGTTCGCTGACACCTTTAAGGTTTTTTAGCCAAACCAAGATAGACATCTCGCCTCGTCTAAAATGCAAAGTCTTTTCGTCAGAAATTGAGCTAATATTATTTAGGGAATCTATCATACTGTCAATGTCAATAGTCAAATCCCGCCATCCCTGGCTTCCCATCATGGAAAATCGTTCTTCGTAGTATTTTTGAAGTTCTTTGTCCATTATGCTTTTACGCTACAAAATTACCGGCTGACAGGCCAACTCTTGTGACTTTGTAGTAGCTTCCCGCTTGTGGGGTTACGGTGCCAGCCGATTGCGCGAGCTGTAACCGGTAATCGCAGGCAAGATTGGTGACTATTCTGACTCTGAATTTTGCAATATGCCGCACCGCACTAGATAGCGATCCGGTCACAGTGTGGACAAGCGCAGTGCTTACTTCCTGCGTGGCCTCGGTAGTTACCATCGCCCCAGTTATAATCGCCGTTGTAAAACCCGTTATCGGGGTAAATTCTATAATGGCGTGCGCTAATGTCGCAGCACTGGACATGGTATGTCGCCAAGTAACTGTGCCTGCGGTTGTTTTCAAAAAGTAACAAAATGCTTCAATTTCATACGTTGACGAAGCGTTTAAGCTAATTGAGCTTGTAGCGCCGAAAAAATTAGCTAACCCCGTTGATATAGCACTACCAGCCGAAGACAAATGAAATTGTTGGGCAGTCGGGACTACGCCACGACCCTGCGTAGTATTTTGCGTAAAATATAGATTTGTTCCATCATATTCTGACGCGCCAGCAACAGCCGTTGTTAAATTTGTCCCCGAACTAAGGTTAATGGGGGCAAGAGATGTTGTACCAGCAGAAAATGCAGGCGCGGTCAGTGTCTTGTTGGTTAGAGTCTCGCTACCGTCCAGCGTTGCCAGAGTGCCTGTCGTCGGCAAGGTAACTGTTCCAGAACCCGCTACAGCGGTAGCATCAATAATTGTCGTGCCAGAGGTATCGCCTGCAACAATTAGTTTGCCTACCGCACCAGCACTGCCAAAGGTTTTGGCCCCCGTAACGGTCTGAACTCCAGCCAAAATCATATCGCCAGAACCGCTAGGTGTGACCCAAGTTCCATCACCCCGCCAGAACGTAGTAGCAGAAGCTAGAGTGCCGCCGTTCAGATTGGTAACGGGAAGATTGCCAGTTACACCAGTGGTCAGGGGCAAGCCTGTTGCGTTAGTTAAAACAGCGGCAGATGGTGTTCCTAGATTAGGAGTGACTAGAACCGGACTGTTCGACAGCACCGCGTTTGTCGTTCCGGTAGAGGTCGTTACACCAGTCCCGCCATTGGCTACCGCCAGCGTTCCGGCCAGGGTAATCGTGCCTGATGTGGTAACCGGGCCACCGCTAGTGGTCAGCCCCGTGGTGCCGCCGGAGACATCTACTGAAGTTACCGTTCCAGATCCACCTGTCGAAGAAATCGTAAAACTTGGATAAGTGCCTGTTACTGTAGTAAGACCCCCGCCAGTCAAACTTACTACTTGATCTGGGGCTGTGTTTGTAATATTTAAAGTGCCGGTAGTGGTAATTGGACTACCTGTGACACTAATTCCAGTTCCAGCCGTAGCTGCAACGCTTGTCACAGTTCCAGTTCCAGAACTGACGTTTACAGTGACATCATCACCAGATGCCGTTGCTGTTACTGATGCACCAACAAAGTTGATGTTCTTAACACCGCTTGAAATCGTGGTGCCTTCATCTTTAATGCCTACCGCGCCGTTTGTGGACATCGTGGAAATTACTTGAATTTTGTCAGCTAATTCTTGTGACACTACTTCGCCCACGTTAATCACGCGACCATTCGACAAAGTAATAACAAGAGAGCCATCAAAGTCAATGCTGGCATCCGTGACCGATACGCCATCAACACCATCTACCCCATCACGGCCTGGCAATCCATCTTCACCTTTTTTACCAACACCGTCGCGCCCCGCCCGTCCATTTTTTCCGGCACGACCATCAACACCGTCGCGTCCATCTTTTCCGTTTTTGATGGAGATAATGCGTTCAGATAGTTTATCGGCAACTTCGCTATACTCACTACGTAAGTCAGCCTCCATCTTTTGCAGGGCTTGAATCACGACCTGCACGTTCTCGCCTATGCGTTGCTTCTGAATGGTTTTTGCTTGGCTTACGGAATCTTTTATAGACTCAAGCAAAGATGCCTGCTGTTCTTCAGTGACACCCTTCAAAAGAACATCAATAGCAAGTTTATCTGCGTCCATCTATCAACTCCTTAGTCAACTGGTCAAGGAAATCTTCTTCCATGCCAGCAACTTTGTTGCGCTTTTCAGCCATTTGAAGTTCGACAATCTTGCTCTTGTTCTTCATGTCCGCTTCTTTAAGCATTAACTCGGCAATCTTAACTCGTTTATCAAACTCATTAGACTCGTTGCCTTGGGGGAGATTCTTGGTAGTAGCAGCTAGTATCTTAGCCTGAGTCTCACCAGGCATCAGTTGAGTCTCGGTCATTAGCTTGGTTGCCTCTGCTCGATTCTGCTCGGCCTGCGTAGTATCTACAGCAATAGCAGCTTGCGCCGCTTGAATAGCTAGTTGTTGCTGCGCCTGCTGTAGTTGCTGTGCTTCAGGATTGGGCTGGCTCATCTGGTCAAGCGCCGCAATCAACTCATAACGGTTAGTCAGACTGCTGTTGTTCAGAATGCCCTTGAGAATCAGCGGAAGAACTGGCGTGTTAGGGCCGAGAGTTTGTAGTAATCCGATGAACTGCTGCTGCTCATATTCTCGCGCAATAATACCCAAAGTCGCAGTAGGGATAAATCGCATATCCACGCTTGGATACCGTTCAGGGTCAAACTGCATAAACCGAAACGCGGCTTTCTGGATGAACGGAATCAGGAAATCTTCCTGAAAGTTTACCAGTGTGCGCTTGTATTTCTTGATGATTGTTGCTACCGCCATGCTCATTCCCGCACCATCTCGACTGCCCTGACTTACCATTCCCTGACTGTCCATCGTGCCAGTGGCTTGCAGCAGCATCCTCTCGAAGTCCTTAGCAGTCGCCATGTTGTTCAGGCTTGTCTCGCCAAACTTGAACGGATAGAGAATCTCAGCCGGGTTTCCGTTGACCATGAACGCCTTGCCGGGCTTTACCTCAAACTTAGCACCGCGCGGCAGTCGGGTTGCGTCCAGGCCCATCATCGGGCTAGTAGTCAGTGCCAAGCTATCCAGATGGCTGCGAACTTGAGCGTCAATCGCCTTCTGCATGTTGTAAGACTTCTCAACCGTCCCCCGCCCAAGCAGGCGATTCGGCACAGTGTCGTCCTGATAACTAATAATCGGACGGTCTTTCATCATGTAAGGATTAGCTTCAGCCTTCAGCAGCACACCTTCGTTTGCAATAACAACAATGGCCTCGACCATGTTGGAATAGTCATCTGCAACGCTGCTTTCTGGAAACAACTCTACAATTTCTTTGTTTTCCTCAAGATTCTCAAGGTATTCTTTTGGAACTAGACCGTAATAGGTCAACAAACGCACCTTCTGGTCACGATACTGCGTCACTTCCTGCGTCGGCTCAAGATCTGTATCCTCTGAAGCCGTTCCAATATCTACCTTTCGATAGATACCCGACTCCATGCCCTGAACAATCTTGTGAATGCCGACATACTTCTCAACTGCAACGCCCATGCAGTCATCAATCGTCGTGCCGTTCGGGTCATACAGGAAATTCTTAGGGTTTACAGGCACAATCTTGATTGCAATGCGGCTTTTTTCCACTACACCAATAGCCGCTTGACCCATCTCGCCGGGAATCGGCTTTGTCGCTGGCTCAAATATCTGCTCCGTCTTGACTATGATCTCGCCAATACCAGTTCCGTAGATTTCCGCCATCAATTCAATTTGGTCAATAGACTTTCTAATCTTGTCTATCTTGAAATCCTCCATCATCTGCAATTTCAAGGCCTCAACGTCCAGCGGATTGCCGTTTACATCCTGCAAATCGTCTTTGATGTCGAAAAAATCACCCTGACCAAAGATTGCTTCCATAATCTCAGCGTGTCGAGTCTCGACCGCTTGTTGAGTAGCGGGAGTCACAATACGGCTGCGCTCTGATTCTCGCGTTTTGTCTTCAGATGCCCATTCACCACGGAAAATACGCTCGTACTCAAGGTATGAGGTCATGAAATTGGTGTTTCGATAGTCGCGCCACCGGTCGCAGTGGTCAACGACAAACGCTGTTAGTTCTTTGTCGTTTTCAGTGGGTTGCTGATACTCGTTTTGTTCCATAGTCAAATCCCCGCAACGATGTCCATTGGCTGCCAGATATAATCTTCGTTTTCTTCTTCAAAGTACGATGTCACCGCCAACTGGTCGATATAGCTCAACGCATCCGGTAAGTCATCATGAACCCCTTGTGCCGGGAACATAATAAGCTGGTCTACAAAATCAGACCAATCCTTCTTATTGTTCAGAATAATCCTGCCATGCTCAAACCGACCCTGCAATGACCATATGATTCTATCAGCTTTCTTTCGATTACCATGCGTCAAGTCAATGATGTGGCTGTAGACGTTATTCTTTCTCATCAAGTCTGACAAGTAGGGCAGAACAGCGTTTTTCAGCGCCCCACGCTCAATACCTACACAAATCGGCTGATAATCCCGCATCTTCATTAGTATCTTGGCAGATGTCTCTCTAATATCCCACCGGCCATGCTCAATTTCCTCAACAAACCACTTCCCATCCTCTGTTACTTTAACTACTGCAATAGCAGACTCGTCCAGCCGTTTCTTAACATTCGCCGCCTGCTTTGCTACTTCCTCAAATCCAGCCAAGTCCACCGCGACATAATAACTCCCATGCTCCGGTGTTTCACCGTATGTAATCCATTCTTCCTTAAAGATGTCAGACCCGGCATTACTAAACGAAGCCATGTATTCTTGCTTGAAGGAAAAGCTCGAAAGCGTCTTTTTCGCAGACTCAATCTCGGCAGGGTCAATCAAGGGATTGTCGGCAGTCGTAAAGTGCCATGACTTCCAATCGCTATCCTGCTCATCCTGACCCAAATTCCACAGGTCAAAAAACCAGTTTCGGCCTTTAGGAGTCCCGATAAACATAGCGGCACCCTTCTTATCGGACAAAGATGCCCGAATAACCTGCTCCCAAGCCTGTGGCTTGATGTCTGCCACCTCGTCGAGAACAGCATAGGTCAGACTAACGCCCCGTAAGGTATCCGGTCTGTCAGCCCCTCGAACATAAATCCTCGCTCCGTTAATCATCGTAATGTCGAGATTGTTCACATGACTGGACTGAATCACCTCCCGGCCCAATTCAAGAAGCAAATCCCAAATGATCTGCCGAGACTGTCCCATCGTGGGACTAACATACAAAACAGCACTACCAGCAGGACAACGCAACGCCTCAATCAGCAGAATCGTTGCCGCCAACCTAGACTTGCCACACCGCCGGCCAGCAGCAATGACCTTGAACCTCGTTGAATCGAGATATACCGTTTGTTGCCAGGGGAGAAGTTGGAAGTTCAGATCAGACATCAGTTACATCCCCTTCAATTACAGTAGGCTCAGAACCCAACCCAGTGATATTGATAGTCACAGCACTACGCTGCTGTTTGTCCCTCTCAAAGAAGCTAACAGGTAAAGTCCTGTCCATACATAACTTAATCATTGCTGCTTGTGCGGGATGGTCGTCGTTCATCGCTATCTCTAAAGCCTTCTCTACTACATCCTTACCCCTAGAGCTTATTAAAAGACCTTTTAATTCTTTTAACCTATCACCGTCAGTCTTCAAAAGACCAGGATTTTTTGCAACCCTTTGAAGGGTCATCTTTACAGATCCCTTGGGACGGCCTCTTTTTTTAGGAGCTGTGTCTGTAATAGTCTCTGTATTAAGACCGCTAGTACTACTCATACTTTCCATCGCATCGTTCGCCTCTTGCATTTTTTCTCCTTTGAAAGAGGATACATCAAAAAAGTGAAATTGGCTTTTTTTGTGGGTAGGGGGCACCTGCAAATATTTGTCTAGCCAGCCGACCCACCCCCCCCTATTGCACTGCACCATGAGAATGGTTCTCACTCTCACCAGTCACTGAGCCGTATTGTTCTGCCCGACTACCTACCATCCATCCATAAAATAAACTGATGCAATCATAAAAAAGTTTCATCACAAAAAGATTGAATAATATATTGGATACTGTTCTAATACTTACACGCCGCCGGACGGTTTCCGGCATTTCAGACATGGAAAAAATAATGGTAAAAATTAGCGTTACTTCAAAATTGGACGGCATCAAGTCTTGGTCATTGCAGGCCATTGATACTTGCCCAGGTAGTTTAGCGTCGCCAGGCGTACTCGTTGATGCATGCAAAGGATGCTACGCAACCCAAGGCAATTATCGTTATCCCAACGTGAAAGCGCCAAGGGCGCACAATAGGGAAGACTGGCAGCGCCTAGAATGGTGCGATGACATGGTACAAGCTTTGCAGAATGAGCGCTTTTTCCGTTGGTTCGATAGTGGCGACGTTTACTCGCTAGGTTTAGCTGAGAAGATTCTAGAAGTAATGACCCGCACGCCATGGGTGAAACATTGGCTACCCACAAGAATGCACAAGTTCCCCAAGTTTAGAATGGCATTCGATGCAATGCGCTCCCTTGATAATGTTAGCGTGCGATTCTCTTCGGATAGCGTCACCGGTGAATATATCAAAGGATTGCACGACAGCGTAATCATACCGTCACCCGATAACGTTCAATCCGGCATGACACTTTGCAAAGCTTACGACAATGGCGGGAAGTGTAACGGTTGCCGTGCGTGCTACGACAAAAAAGTAAATGTTATTGCGTATCCAGCTCACGGGCGCTCAATGCAAAAGATTATCAATATCAAACTTCAAGGGGTGAAAAAATGATTGTTTTCAACTATGCATCGAAAAAAGACTTAAAAGCTTCGATTGGTAAACCGTTGCGCTACATTGAAACTTCAATGTTCGGCCCTGAATACAAGGATGACGGCATTCTGACCGGCGCTAATAGGCCGCATATTACAGGCAAGGGGCGTGAATTTTTCGCCAATGTCACAATGGAAAACGGTCTTATCAAAGGGATTAAATAATGAAAATCAACGTATACGCTGATCCTGGGCACGCATGGGCAAAGGTTAAAAAGTCTACTCTGTGCAAGCTTGGCATTGCAGATAAGATCACAACCTACTCTTACATGCGGGGGGATTATGCCTATTTAGAGGAAGACTGCGACTTGTCTACCCTAGTGGTGGCATTGCGTGCAGCCGGCGTTCACTTTGAGTTAAATGAGCACGTCGCACGTTTTAAACAGTCTAAAATCCGAAACTATGATTATTACAGGGTATAACAATGGATAATCTTAAATGGATACTCACCGGCTTTGTAGTGGGTGCATGGATACTGCTGGCGCTGTGGGTCAGCATATGATGGCAGTTATATACGCGATCATCGCGCTGCTAGTAGTAATCCTAAGGGGATAACCTAAGAGGTTAAACAGTAGGAAACAACAAGGGGCTTCGGCCCCTTTTTTTCGTTCGCGTTTCGAGAATAGCGAATAACCCTATCGCCAGTAAGTCATATATATGAGTTGGGCAAGGTGCCTCTCGCCTATCCTATCCTGTAACTTTCCCTGTCTCTTTCTTTCTTTGTCTCTGTCTATAAGTTTTACTTATGGTTTCATTCTGTTTGTTTATTCTTCTTTAGGATCACTTACAAGCTATTCTTCCCTTCGGGGTGGTGCCATCCTAGGTTCGCACCATTTCATGCGCTCTACGGCCTTTCTATAGCTTCCTCGGCATTGTTTATATGGTCTCGCTCTTTGTAACTTTTATCGTTCCACCAGAGTTTACGTAATTGAGAATCATTATTGTTTAAACAAATACTTACACTTAAACAGTCTCTGGGGAAATGGGGTCTATATCCCAGTCTATAGAAGTAGGCATAGAAACTTAGAATCTCGTGATAACCCCTGCTTATGTTTCCATGACCTGCTGCCAATAAGATAGCCCGATCCGGCTCGGTTATATACCTTTTTAACCATTTAGAATCGGGCTTGCTTGGTCTACCTTTAGGCATTCAGGCTCGCACCTTCTACCGGATTATCTAAAATTAAAGGCTTGTTCAAACTATATACGTATATAGATTTAGGCCCTTTAATATAATTTTCTTTCATTTTTTTATATTTAAAAACCCTGTTAGTTTTACTTAAATGCCACAGCAAAGGTTTGATGTTAGTAATCCCTGTTGCTTGCTGAATCTGTAAAGCAGTCATATCCATCTGCTTCAATACGTCTACGATCTTATCGACCATTTTCATTTTTTTGCCCTGTATTGTTTTACTTTAGTCCAACCGTAACGGGTTCGCACTTCCACCATATTCCCGTCGATCTTTTCCCCAGCTTCTTTAAGGTCGTGAATCCTACTCGCCAGCCTGGTAATGCCGTAAAGTTTGAAAGCCTCAAGACTTGTAATAGGCTTCTTTTTAATATGCTTTAAAACAATATCATTCTGAATCATCGTTTACCCCTATTTAGTTTTTCGATTGTTTGATAGTGAAGCGGCCACTGCTCAGGATCTACATAACCTTCTATCTCATTCTCTGTCATCTTGAACTTAATATAAGGATGGTCGCACCTTCCTTCCTTTTTCATCTGTAATTGGTATGAGTTCGTACAATCAGTGCAAAACCATACTTTATAGCTCGGTGGATACTGTTTCGCAGAATGCACCCATTTGCTGAACTCGTCGTGATCTGTACACCTTGGCGGTCGTCTTACATGAAGTTTTAAAAGGTCTTTCATTTAAGTTTATACCGATCCCTACAGGGAGCGCATACACCATGCACAAGCCTCATAGAATGCTCACCACAAAGTTCGCAGTCACCAGGCTCACCCTTTACTAGTTCAGCTTTACTCCTGACGGCTTTGATCTGATTGTCCAGCACCTTGTCTGCGTGGTCGTTCGCAGCGTCAATTTCGTCGCTCAATTTAATACTCTCTCATCTTTGTATTTAAACATTATCCCGTCAGCTTCCACTCTGTACATCAAAGATCCAGAATGCACATCTTCGGGAAACTTTACGAAAAACTCGCCTTTATTTGAAATGCAGGCGTAAATTATTGCAGACTCAATAATTTCAATATCATCATCGCTCACAAGTTTTCCAGTTTCTCTTTATACACTTCAATCATTTCCTCTAGATCTGATCGAGTATGTTTAACAGTAGTGTATTTAAGTCGCATTAACTCGTCAAAATTATTTTGACCGTATTTTTTAATAATAAACCTTGCGTAATCGTCCTGTCTCCCACCCATGAAATGATTATCCCTTCGACATTGTGGATGGACATTCCTTTCATCCCACCTTACAGACCTATGCTGTCTTTTAATAAAGTGTCCAGCATCTACATCCCTCCAGTATTCCAGCTTGCTACAGGTGCAGCACTCTACAGTCCCTCCAAAGTCCGCGTCTTTCCTACGGATATATTCAGAGAAAATCTTATCTAGTTTCTTCTCCAGAGCTGAGAGAGTAGGTAGTTTCTTTTTCTTCATTTGGTTAAATATTCAATGATTCCATTGATTTCGTCAATCTTTTTCTTTAACATTTTTTTGTCAGAGCTAAGATCGTCGCCAAATATCAAAACTTTACCTTTTAGATAATATTCCCAGTCGTTTTTGATGGACTCCAAGTGAAGGATGCAAATCTTTTCCGCCACCTCGTAACTTACTTCTGTTTTAAGTACATGTTTTTTGTCTCGATCCTTTTGCAGTTTCTTAGACACCCGCACGACGGTTCCCTTTTCCAATTAAACTCTCCCCATCTTTTAGATAAATGTTCAGCTAATGACTTTCTGTAAGTCTTGCAAGGCTCTGTGATGATAAATTTATCTTTACACACCTGACAGTTAAAATCAAACACATGGCCTTTATGTTCGCAATTTTCTATTTGTTTTCTCCCAGGCGGTCTATAAGACCTAAGTATCCAATAGCGTCCACTACGTTATCCTGTTTGGCCTGGTTCATCTGCCTAGTCATCTTGAGCAGGTTCATCATCCAACAAACATCTTCAGCGTTTAGATTAACTTGACTCCCATACTTTTGATGCAAGTAAAGCGTCCACAACTGAGAGATTCTTTCTAGGTTTTTAGAGGGATGCCCATAAGTTTTTTCTCTATCCCCATAAATAATATCTTTAGCTATTTCTAATGCGTTCATTTTGATTTACCCATGCAGTTTGCACATTTCCACCTTTGTGAACGATTCGCGGTAACTACCCAACCGCCTTTTTCATTCCTCTGAAAGGATCTACAGTTTGAACAGAATTTAGTGCCGGTAAATTTATTGACTGCTTCAGTCGTTTTCTTCTTTTCTATGTTGTTTAACATTGTTTCTCATTTTGTTTAATAAATCATCGACCATCTTTTTTGTTTCAAGACTGTAGGACTTATTACTGTTGTCTGGAAGCATTAAGGCTTGCGGCCTGGAAGGTAACACTCTAAAAAAATCACTAGGTGAAGGCCAATAATCAGAAGTGGCGCAAAGATCAGTAAATCCTTTCTTGATTCTTTTTGTATCTAAGTCTTGATTCCAAGTAATTGGTCGTGAGTTAAATACATCAAACCAAACTACAGCGGTAGCTTTTAACGTATCACTAGATGGCGTATTTCTGAGTCTCAAAGCCATGAGTTTTTGGATACCTTCAATAATCTCAGCTTGTAGCCAGTTCATTTAAGATTCTCCATGCGGTTGCTGCACACAATGGGACTTGTCCATTACCAATGGCTTTAAGTCTGTCCACCCTAGCGGCCACCCCATTAGCCACTCGACCCACGTTGGGTTCAGATGCCCACCAGCCTGCGCTGCCAATGTTGGCATGTGCAGGTTGCTCTCGCTTGGCGCATTTGTTTCCTTCGCGTTGTGTGCTGTCGGTGTGGGCCATATTGGGTTTTTGTAACGACTTTGCATTGACGGCGCCAGTTGATTGGCTGTCGCTGTTACTGTCGGAAATCTCTGTCGTTTCTCTGCCGCAGACAGCATCCCCATTTCCCTCAATTTGTCCTGAGTTTCCCAATGATTTTCTGTCATCAAAGCCCCACTGGCTGCTAGGTGAGACAGTTGCACACTGTGTTTTCCTTTTGCGCCCGCTTTGCCTTTGCAGGATAGAGTTGAATCCATCACTGTTGGTGTCGGAAAGGTTCTCGCAAAAGTAGCCAATGCTCGGCCGGATTGACTCGTCGCGCTCTTGTCGAAAACCATTTTCTTGTTGTCTCGGTTGCTGGTATCCGGTGTTGGTAGCAACAATCCAGATTCTCTCTCGGAGGTGTGGCGCACCAACGTCTGCTGCTGATATGACACCCCATTTCGCATCAAACCCCAGCGCGGCCAAATCTCCAAGCACTGTTCCAAGTCCGCGAGAAGTGAGAATTGGGCTGTTTTCCACGAACGCGTAGCGTGGTTGTACTTCGCCAATAATCCTTGCCATTTCAGACCAGAGTCCTGATCTGCTGCCGATAATTCCTGCCCCCTTTCCTGCGCTGCTGATGTCTTGGCATGGAAACCCGCCAGATACGACATCAACAATTCCTCGCCACGGCTTTCCGTCAAAGGTTTGAACGTCATCCCAAATCGGGAAAGGCGGGAGAATTTCGTCATTCTGTCGGGCGCACAATACGCTTGCGGGATAGGGTTCCCACTCAACGGCGCAGACGGTTCTCCATCCAAGCAGCTTTCCACCGAGTATGCCTCCACCAGCGCCCGCGAAAAGAGCCAGCTCATTCATGATCCTCGCTTCCACTGTTCAAGGGCAACAATAGCACCCATCGTTTTACTTAGTGCTTTAGGCACATCAATTTTTACTTCATCGTCCCATCGCTCACCTCGAAGCCAGGTAGCAGGGTAAGGAATAAACATTCCCTCATTCTCCATCCATTGCTGAGTATTTTTTTGGTTTTCAATTGCTTCTAGAATGTTAGATAAAGACGGGCGGATCTTTTCTGTCGCAATCCACGCCTTCCTTGCGTCACCCTTCGCTACTTTTCGCGGGTAAGCCTTCCAGAACGTATCAAAGTCTTCCATGTGTCCTCCGTTTAAGAGTCTTCAGGGTAAACCTTCTTTTTTAACAATGTCAATCTTTTTTTTAATAGACCAACCACGAAACTCGCGTTTCGGTTACTCATCCATACTTCGGATATGCAAGGTGTCGTATCAAGTAACCACTCTCTGAACGCTGGCCTTGACCAGTTGGTTCGGGTATGGCAGGTGTCTTCCCTGGCTCCGCAGCTACTTATCCTGCGGCCTCTACCCCGACTGTTGCCTTCTTACTTACGCACTGGCTTTTCGTGCGGCCAATGAAAAAACCCTTTACGGCGGGGTTCAGGTCGTGGCTAGGAGAAGCGCAAGTACAGTAAAGTCGCTTTCCTGACCAAAACCCCTGCGTAAAGGGTTTAACTGTACTCACGCTCCGCCACAGAACGACCTGTATTCACAGGCAAAACGATTCTCTACTTTCCAATAATTATTTGCAAGTATTTTTCTACTTTTTTATAGTTCGTTGATTATTAAGCGAAAATAGTTGTTGACATGACTGTTTTAACTGTTTAACATTATCTCACGGTCGAAACCTGAAGACCGGATGAAAAACAGGAGACAAGATGAATTGCACATGCAATGTTTACAAGTTCCCGCACCGTCCTGGTAGCGGAGGATGCAAGGTTCCCAAGTGTTCAGATTGTGAATACGGTCGTGTAGAAAAAGACCCGTTTGGAACCGGCGATAAACGATACACCGAAATCCACTGTACTGCACTGAAATGCCCCTGGGGGAAGGAATGACTGACAAACAAGCAACTGCGCTAGGTAGCTTTTGCGGGTTGGCTCAGTTTATTAAAGAAAACCCAAACGCAATCTACTGGACAAACGGCTTTATTCAAAACCGAATGATTGAGATTTTTAACGAATACAAGGAAACATCATGCAAGCAATCGCAGCAGCTCTCGTAAAAGCACAAAAAGAGTTCGGGCCAGCACTAAAGACTGCTACTAACCCGCACTTTAAATCTAAGTATGCTTCACTAGATGCCTGCGTCGAAGCTGTGATCGACGCTCTCAATAACAACGGTATCTTCCTGATGCAATACACCCATCCCTGTGAAGATGGTGTAACCGTAGAGACAATGTTTATACATGAGTCCGGTGAGCATATGTCCGGTGGTCGCTTGCACGTTCCAGCTTCTAAACAAGATCCACAGGGTTACGGTAGTGCTTTGACTTACGCTCGTCGTTACTCTTTACAAGCAGCCTGCGGTATCGCTCCAGAGGACGATGACGGTAACGCCGCTTCTAAGTCTAAACCGGAACCAAAGAAACTTGCTGCTGGTACGCGAGACAAAGAGACTTTGACGTTCATCCTGGAGGCTTGCGAAGACCTGAGTTCAATGCAAACAGAGTGGACAAAAATGACCCCTGATGAACGTCTTTTGGTTAATGACGTTAAAGACAAACTCAAAGGAACACTCAAGTGAGAGAAAGAAACGAACTTCAAGGGACTGGACAATGGCATTCAGAACGCACAGGAAAGCTCACAGCGTCACGGATGAACGATGCCATGTCATTCCTCAAAGCGAAGGCAGGGAAGGCTCCAGAGGAGTCTTCTAAGCGGTATGAGCTGAAGAAAGAAATCCTGCTGGAAAGGCTTACAAATAACATCGTCTCAAAGTATGTAAATGATGCGATGCAACATGGAATTGAGACGGAGCCTATTGCGAAGGAGACTTTTGAACAAAAGACGGGTATTCTTATTGAAGACGTAGGTTTCGTGAATCATTCTTCAATTGATAGCTTTGGATGTTCGCCAGATGGTTTAACGTCAGATGGTGGGTTGATTGAAGTTAAATGCCCTACTGAAAAAACGATGCTGGAATATATCTTAAAGGATGAGATTCCAGAGAATCACAAGAAACAAATGTGCGTCCAGGCTATTTGTACTAAACGAGACTTCATTCACTTTGTAGCGTTTGACAACAGACTTCCCGAAGACATGCAGTTGTTTCACAAGATTTACACTCCAACGGTGGAGGAGTTGAAGGAAGTAGAGTTAGCTGCGATCCAGTTCTTAGACGAAGTAGACGAGTTGTTTTTCAAATTAACGCATCGATAGGAGTTTTTCACATGGCATATGAAATGAAACCCGGCGAAGGATCTGCATTTATCAACGAGAAAAAGGAAGACTGGCACGCAGACTTCCGAGGAAAGGTGGTTCTTCCAGACGGTAAGGTTTGTTACCTGGATGTTTATAAAAAGACCGACCGTAACGGAAACCCGTTCGTGCGTATGAAGATCGGTAAAGAAATTGTTGCACGTACTGACAGTGCGCCTCAAGTTACCGGATCTGTAAACACGATGAAGGATGACATTCCGTGGTAACTCCTGAAATGCGAACCGATAGGTTGAGAGACTATCTCAAACTTTTGTGTCAGGAAATTGAAACCGCAGCGTCAATGATCGAAGACAAAACGGTTTCTGATTACCTAAAGAAACTTTCCGAAACTTATAAAGGCAAACTTTATGAATGAGAAACTTGATAAGTCTATGTCTTATCTAAAGGAAAGGAATCTCTACATTTTAGATAATTCATTTAAGCCGACAAACTCATCTTGTACGGATGTTTCTATTACATTTGCAAGGTATCGTAGAGAAGTCCTAGCTCAACCGTTTCCTGCGGTAATCAGGAAGCGTAAATAAGGATTGGGCGGGTGGTGAAAATGGTAAACACAAAAGACTTAAAATCTTTCGCTTCGGCTTGCCGGTTCGAGTCCGGCCCCGCCTACCAGGACAATATAAAAGGTAAAAAATGACCGACACGAAGCCGACTCTGCCGGAACTGATTGATTATCAACAACGCAAGTTACAAGACAATCCGCCGAACCCCGTAGTTACACTGATAAATTCGACCATCCTCGACAGCCTCAAGGAACTCCAAAACATCAAGAGCCAGCCGGTGGAGCCTGATGAAGTTACGCTGCTGAAAATGCGGGTGGACTATTGGGAAAACGAAGCTAAACGATACGCGGTAAACGCTGAATACTGGCGTGAACGTGCCGAGAAAGCCGAGGCCAGCAACAAGCGGCTGCTGGAGTTGTTGAAAGCACTTCTAGGTGCGCTGAAACATCCGGTGTCGCCGACACAAAAACAGTGGGATGCAATCGGGGTCGTATCAAACAACATTCTGCGGGTTATCAAGGAGTGCAAATGAGTAACGAAGCACTTGTAAAGCAGCTAAGGAAGCTGGCACCTATATGCCGAGGGCAAGCAGAGATTTACATTGAAAAGGCAGCGGACGAAATTGAACGGCTTGAACGGCTGCTAGCCGAGAACGCGGAGTTACGGAAGGATGCGGAACGGCGGTGGGTCGGGTTGACGGATGATGAGGTTCTCGACATCGTAGGCCGTGCTGGGGCGGGTTACCCAGCGGTTGTGCCGCCGTACACACGGGACTTGTTTAAGAAGATTGAGGATAAGTTGAAGGAGAAGAACGAATGAAACTATTTATGAAGTCGCACTACGAAAATGAAGCGCGTGAGGTAAAGTCAAAAAAAATCCCCTCACAAAGAGGGGCAAAAGGGGAGGGCAACGAAACCATGAAAATGTTACCAAAAAAAACGGTTGTAGACATTATAAAAGAACACTACACAAGACAAGACCAACGAAACTATAAAGGTAAAACATGCTTACTAATGGAAGCCTGGACTACTTATGAAGTGGGAGATGAGGTATCTAGAGATGGCGAAGTTAGTATCGACCTGGAGCAAAGACCCGTCAACTAAAGTAGGAGCTGTAATTGTTGACAGTGACAATACCGTTATATCAGTAGGATTTAACGGTCTTCCAAGACGAATACAAGATACAGACCAAAGGCTAACTAACAGAGATGTTAAGTTAAAGATAATTATCCATGCGGAGATTAACGCAATAATCACCGCAAAAAGGCCGTTAAATGGAACAACAATATACACTTATCCATTTATGTCTTGCTCTCAATGTGCGGGAATGATTATTCAATCCGGTATTTGTAGGCATATTTCCTACAAAACAAACAATGAGAGATGGAAGGATTCCTTTGATTTAGCCTTAGAGATGTTTGATGAAGCAAGAGTGATAGTTAATCTACTGGAGGAAAAATGAAACTTACCTACGAAGACATTGAAATAATCAGAGACACCATTGTTTTATCCAGATTTTTAGATCCAGAACAAGCCAATACTTTGTGTGACATGGCTTCTAGGTGCATTGATTTGGAGTATGAATTTACACCAGGATCACTTCACCCCGAAACTCAAAAGAGTCCTCATCAAACTTGAGGGCTAACTCTGGCTGAAGAAGGGTTCCATTTTTATAAGTTAAAACAGCGAATGCTGACTGCCAGTTAGTTTTCTTACCTTCTAGATAATTTACAAACTGCGGATCACGCGATGAGTCCGCAGTCATTCCATGACGCACTGCGTATCTACGGCCTCTCCTATCATCATAAGCCACAACATCGGCCCTATGGTCGTGTCCTGTGACAATGTTTACACCTGACTTTAGAGTGTTGTTATATCCAGCATGAACACCGCCGCTTTCCCTGTGACGTATTTCAGTGTGACTTTGTTTGCCTTCATTTACGGTAACAAACCAAGCTGGAGTCCATTCTGGAATATGGTCTTTAAGATGAACGCCTTTTAGGTTTCGCAACTCAGGCAGATTGGCAGCAATACGACTTTCCATCCTTAAATCGTGATTACCTGCTGTCCATACTCTTTTGGAGTTTGGAGATGCTTTTAAAATCTCTCTAGACCTGTCTTGCACCGCTTCAATTTCTTCTGCTACTGAAGGCTTTGATTCCCAACCAATAGACGGAAACCTGCTAATTGAACTCCCGTCAAAAGCGTCGCCGTTCCAGATAATCGCAAACGGCTTTATTTTCTTAGCTAGGTAAACAAATGCTTTGTGCATTACCGGTATGCTTTCAGGCCAATAATGCTGATCTCCAGCAACCAGAATAATACCGTCCTTTATTTGCAATTTGACTTCAACACGATCTGCGGTAATTAGCATTGTTTGATCGTATATTTTTCTATGGAGATTATCGAAAGTAGGTAAGGTAATCATATATTTTTTCTCTACTCGCCTACGTCTTGCTCGTACATTTGATTCTGAAATTTTTAAATCTTTTGCAACTTCAGTTGTTGATTTAAATTTGTTCCAAGCATCTATAAATTGTTTATCAGTAAAATTTGATTTCATATTCCACCGTTCCATCCCATTTCTTTGCAAACTATCTCGGCAAGAGCGTCAAAGTTTGCGTCGTGTAAATGATGGTCACAGGCGGCGTTTTGCTCTAACGCAGCATGGATCATTTCATGTGCGACTATCTTTAATACAAGATCTATTGTTTTTGCTTTTTTATTTACTACGAGGAGCTGATCGGGCCAGTAATAAAGCCCCCAAAACTTTTTCATGTTTAGGGCTTTAAACCTTACTTTAACAGGAAGCCGTATGTCTTTGAAAGCAATCTTTTTTAAAAGATTATAAGATGCTTTTATAGACTGTTCAGTAACAATCATGTTACCCCGTTAAATATATAATTCTTTCGTCTTTACGTCTCTTGAGTAAACCAGGCAACTCCCGACCACCGGCTTTAGTCCACATCAAAAGCGAGTCTGCGGCCCCTTGAAAATCGCCTCTATTATGCTTCATCCTGACACTAGACCTCTGAAGGTTTCCAAGTCCTACGTTAAAACCGAAGGAAACCAGCGCATCAAAGCGAGGCTGAGTAAGATAACTAGGGCAGAGTCGTAGAACACCCCTCTCAAACCGCTGTAAATCGTCTTTAAGGAGCTTATCCACTTCATCTGGTATCAGTGCCCTATCCCAACCTTCCGGTATCGCCAGGGTCTTCCTATCGTTGAATTTGACGGATATATGAGATGGATCTATTACGTGACCTACCCCAACCGTCCATAAAAGTGCGGGACAGCGGTAAGGTTTAAACTTTATGCCTTCGTGGTGCTTAATAACCCTAATGGCTTCAGGGCTTACGTTCATTTCTTATTGAAAGCCTGGGTTCCAAACCAAAACGCTACAACGGAAGACCAGATAATCTGTGTTTCGTCATCCCAAAGCTGATCCAGGACAACGACAAAATCTACCCCATGTTTTAAAGCATAGAAGAATCCAGCAATCTCAACAAAACAAAACAACATAAAAAGACCGTAGGTGATGGAAGGACGAACCGAGGCGCGAAGGTTAATAACCCACTGACTTGCGCCTTGTCCGATCTCAATGTCGTGCTTATAGATGGATTCGCGCTCTTGTACGGCGGTCTGCATTGAGATCTGGTCTGTGCGGATTTCCTCTACCCTCTGTTGAGACAGGAAACCAAGTTTCATAACCTCAATCTCTTGCTCCCGCTGCATTTGAGCTAAAGCTAACTCATGCTTTTTATCGGACTTATCCTGGAAGAAATCCAATAGTTTAGGAAGACCTCCAGCGAGGAAGGAAACTAAAGTAGAAAACAAGGTAATCATTTAATTCCTCGTTATTTAACTTTGAAAGACTGAATTGCGACAATAACTCCACCAATAAATGTTCCGATGATAATTAAAGGTTTCGCAAACTTAGCAAACCATTCAAGAACAAGAAACGCACCGCTGGCAGCTTTAAAAGCCTGAACAATACCTGCTGTGTTTTCTTCGACGCGATCTACTTTTTGTTCTACTGCGACAAGACGGTCGTATATCTCACGATGGCTGATTTCGTTCATGATTATTACTTCGCGCCTTCTGGTTTGTACGGCAAAGAAACTGGATGTTTATAGCAGGCTTTAGGATCTCCCTGCCCTGCTTCAGTCAAAAACGCCGTGTTAGCAGGAACCTGACCTGACGGGCAGTGACAAGTAGCAATACCATCCGGCCCACGCTTGCAGTTCCAACTAAAGCAGTTACTAGCCCTAGCACCCTGCTGGATGCTGGCCGGGCATGACTGGATGACAACCTTCATGTCTTTCGGCTTGTGACTGAAGTTACTCGCCTCCTGCGGATAGACCATTTTAGGCCAGAAAGTTGACCAAACATGTTCACTGTCCGTAGGTGCACACGTTCCCTTCATGTTCCCCATGGCCGTGTCTGCAATGTTATTGCCCTTCAGAATAGGGCAGCGGCAAACGACCTCTGGATACGCCACACCGTTATTACCGGTGATCGTTTTACCAGTCGGCTTGCAGGTCGATGCCGCACACAAGGCAAACTCTCCGTTGCAGATAGTGAGTCCCTGCGCGAAACTAAATGTAGAGACAAGCATTGAAACCAGAAAAAGTAGGGATTTTGTCATTTTGTTAATCGCCAAAAATTATTTCGGTTATTGCTTCAGCCATAATCATTCTTATTTAGGTATTAAGTTAACAAGACTAAACGCAGCGGCACTGCCACCCCTTGAGCCAAGGGTACTAGAATAAGAAATTGCAGCGTCTAAAATCAATCTTTTGGTTAAAGACAACTTTTCATCAGATGGAAGCCTAGATGCTTCTATTTTTCCTAATTGAGCCGTAATAAAATCTGATTGTTCTTTTGTAATCATGTCAAATTTTAACAAGGCAGGAGAAATTCTTTCTTGAAATTTCCTTTGAGATCCAGCAACAGGAAGCTCTGAAACAATTTGCCTAACAGCATCAAAAACAGCGCCTTTTGCATCTGGTGAACGAGTAATAATTGGCGCAGCAATACTCCAAGTGTTCATGTCGCCATTTTCAATAAGCGCCCTTACATTTTTTAATGGGCCAACAGAACTGTTAAATACTTTATTTGCAGCATCTGCCGCTTCTTTAGTTACTACTTTAGCTTCTTCTTGGAGAGCAGACGCTTGTAATTCACCGCCAGCAGCAAGTTTTGTTGCTCGACGTTCCGCAACCCTTTCTAATTGACCGGGCAATGCGGTTTGCTGTCGAGCCAAAGTATTAATACCGTTATCCAGATTAAGAAGAGTCTTTTCTGTTTTTT